CAACCAAAAATCGGTTTCAAAACTCGTTACGGTATGGTTGCTAACCCATTTGCAGAAGGTGTTTACTCATCTTCTACAGGTAATGGTCGTTTAGTTACTCGTAGCAATGTTTACTACCGCATTTTCCAAGTTGCGAACTTGATGTAGTCGAACTAAGTCACCAATAAGAGTGATACTAAGAGAGGGACTTCGGTCCCTCTTTTTTTATGCGTATAAATAGTGGATACAAGGAGATTTAATATGGCCACACCAAATGTATTAACCAGACAACCACAGAATACTAGTTTATTACAATCCACAAAATATATTTTTGTGATGCCTCGTATTAATAACGTACAGTATTTCTGTCAGTCGGTTAACTTACCTGGCGTATCATTACCTGAAATGCCTAGACCAACGTCTGTTGTTGATTTGTATGTACCAGGTAATAAAATGGTATACAATAGATTAGATGTTACATTTTTAATAGATGCTGAATTAAAAGCATGGACTGATATTCATGATTGGATGAGAGATTTAACTACACCAGTTAAGAATGAAGAATATGCCAATCTATGGCGCAGAGAAACTATTATCAATTCTAAACAAATGGCACAATACGCTGACGGAGTATTAACGGTTATGTCTAGCCTAAATAATCCTAAGTTCAGAATTAAATATCAAAATATGTTCCCTGTTTCTTTATCTGACATTCAGTTTAAAGCTACCAATTCAGTTGAAGATACATTAACTGCATCGGTTTCATTTAGATACGATTTCTTTGAAATTGAAAAATTGGACGCTTGACACACCTGTAAGTATTTGTTATAATTAGATAATTTGTTTTTGGAAGTAAATAATGCAAACTCTTGACGAAATAATTCAATTATGGAAAAAAGATTCTGAGATTGATATCACAGAACCATCCAAAGAAATATTGAACATACCTAAAATTCATAGTAGGTTTTTAACTATTATGACAGACCATAGGGTGGCCTCTAAAAAGGCCATCTTCAAATATAATAAACTCAAGCGTAAGAAATGGGAATATTATACCGGCAAAATGTCCCAAGAAGAACTGGAAGCAGAAAATTGGGAACCGTTCAGATACACTCTAAAGTCTGACGTTACTACCTATCTGGAATCCGATAAAGATTTGGTGGATTTATTGATGAGTAAATCTTACCATGACGAATGTGTTTCGTTGTGTGAATCTATTCTTAAAGAACTTAATAATAGAACATGGCAACTGAAGGAACATATGCAACACGAACGTTTTATACAAGGTGCCAGATAATAAGATGGAAAAAATAGTAGTATCAAAAGTGAATGAAGTTTATGCTAAAATAACATGTGAAAAAGGAATATTACAAGAAATTTCATCTTATTTCACATTTATGGTGCCAGGTCATCAGTTTACTCCTGCATTTAGAAACAGAATTTGGGATGGAAAAATTCGTTTGGTAAATATGTCAACCTCACAAATTTATCTTGGATTATTGTCGTATTTACAAAATTTCTGTGTTGAACGTGAATATGAATTCGTATGTGAATTAAATTTAACTGATGATTATCCAGTATATCACGCTAAGAAATTTGTTGATGAACTTCAATTACAATCTCGCGGCCAAGATATCGAAGTTAGGGATTATCAGTTAGATGCTTTTGTTCATGGTATGCGAAACCATAGAAACATGTTATTATCACCAACAGCCTCAGGCAAATCATTAATCATCTATTTGTTTGTTCGTCAGCTTATACAATATAAAGGCCTTCGGGGTCTTATCATTGTGCCAACTACTTCTTTAGTAGAACAACTATATTCTGATTTTCAGGACTACTCATCTAAGAATAATTGGGATGTGGAAGATAATGTTCATAGAGTATATCAAGGTAAAGACAAACAGACAAATAAAAATGTTGTTATTTCCACTTGGCAATCACTTTACACATTACCAAAAGAATACTTTGAACAATACCAATTCATAATTGGTGATGAAGCACATTTGTTTAAAGCCCAATCTCTAACAACTATTATGACTAGTTTAATCAATACTCAATATAGAATTGGATTAACTGGTACATTAGATGGAACTAAAACGCATAAACTTGTGTTGGAAGGATTATTTGGTCCTGTTCGTAAGGTAGTTTCAACTAAAGAATTAATGGATTCAGGTCAGGTTGCTGACCTAGAAATTAAATGTTTGGTGTTAAAACATGATGATGACATCTGTAAGTTAATGAAAAAATCTAAGTATCCAGAAGAGTTGGAATACTTAATTTTTAATGTGGCAAGAAACAAATTTATTCGGAACCTGACACTATCATTAGACGGTAACTCATTGATTTTATATCAATTTGTTGACAAACACGGTAAAATACTGTATAATATGTTACAAGAAGCTGAGAAATTAGGAGACCGTAAAGTCTTCTTTATTCACGGTAAAGTAGATGCGGATGCTAGAGAAGAAGTTAGACGCATTATGGAAAAAGAAACAAATGCAATTGTGGTAGCTTCATACGGTACATTTAGTACCGGTATTAATATTAGAAATCTACACAATGTAATATTTGCTTCACCAAGTAAAAGTAGGGTGAGAAATCTGCAATCGATTGGCCGTGGTTTACGACAATCAGAAGGCAAAACAGTGGCAACATTATATGACATTGCTGATGATTTAAGGCATGGTGAACATACCAATTTCACTCTTAATCACTTTACGGAAAGAGTCAAAATATATAATGAAGAACGTTTCAAATATAAAATTTATAAGATTGCATTAAAACGATGAATATTGAAGATATTAAATTAGTTAGATTTAAAACAGGTGAAGATATTATTGGATATGTTTCTGATATTAATGATGATAAAATTAATATTAAATTTCCAATGGTAGTTATTACTGATGATGTTAATGGCCAAAAAGCTTATGTTATGGCCCCTTGGTTACCACATCAATTATATAAACTCAATGAAACTAGTATATGGTCAAATGATGTTATGTTTGTTGCTGACGCAACAGATGTATTCGTTGATTATTATAAAGAAATGGTAGTTAAATTAGAAAAATACATTACCGCTTCAGAGATTATGGAACACATGCAAGATGAAGAAGAGTTGATTGAAGCTCTTATTGAGAAGGATTCTAATGTTGTCCATTAGGTCTTGGTGTAAATCATTTCATACGGAACATAGTGAATTATACATACTGTCAAGCGCTTTGTCAAGCGTAATATGGAGAAATTATGGCAATTAAAGCAAAAACACCTAGAGCAAAGAAGAATTACATTAATAATGGAGACTTTTTAAACGCTTTGGTTGAATACAAGAAACGAAAAGATACAAATCCAAATGAACCAATACCAAATTATATTGGTGAATGCTTTATGAAAATAGCTGAAGGATTGTCACATAAACCAAATTTCATCAATTATACTTACAGAGAAGAAATGATTGGTGACGGTATTGAAAACTGTTTAATGTATTTTGAAAACTTCAATCCAGATAAATCAAAGAATCCGTTTGCTTATTTCACACAGATTATTTACTTTGCTTTCTTACGTAGGATTGCTAAAGAAAAGAAACAAACGTATATTAAATATAAAGCTACAGAACAATTTGGTATATTAGATGAATTTGAATTGATGGAAATGGAAGATGGTACAACCAGACAATTTGCTTTGTATGACAATCTATCTGAATTTATAGAGAATTTTGAAATAACTCAACAAACTAAGAAGAAAAAAGTGGCAGTAAAGAAAAAGGGGCTTGAACATTTCATTGAAGAGTGATATAATGTTGTTTAATAATTATATATTAGGAGTAACAAATGGCTAAAGAAGTAAAATTTGGAATTGATGTTCGCCAGAAGATGGTAAATGGCGTGAACATATTAGCGGATGCCGTCAAGGTAACCTTAGGTCCTAAAGGACGAAATGTTGTATTAGATAGACCTTTTGGTTCACCACACATCACAAAAGATGGTGTAACCGTAGCAAAAGAGATTGAACTTAAAGACCGGTTTGAAAACATGGGTGCTCAATTGGTTAAAGAGGTGGCTTCCAAAACGGCTGACGTGGCCGGTGACGGAACAACTACCGCTACTGTCCTTGCGCAAGCAATCATTCGTGAAGGTATGAAGTCAGTTGCCGCTGGTTGGAATCCTATGGATTTAAAACGTGGTATCGACCAAGCTGTTGCCGTGGCCATTGAATCTTTAGCAGAACAATCCAAACCTTGTACTACATCGAAAGAAATTGCACAAGTTGGTTCTATTTCTGCCAATTCAGATAAAGACATTGGTCAAATCATTGCCGATGCCATGGATAAAGTGGGCAAAGAAGGTGTCATTACAGTTGAAGATGGTTCTGGATTTCAAAACGAACTAGCTGTAGTTGAAGGTATGCAATTTGACCGTGGATATCTATCACCTCACTTTATTACCAATCCAGCTAATCAAACAACAACATTTGATAATCCATACATTCTATTATATGACCGTAGAATTTCTGCTATTCGTGACTTGTTACCTATTTTAGAACAAGTTGCCAAGGCATCTGGTTCATTAGTTATTATTGCTGATGAGGTGGATGGTGAGGCTTTAGCTACATTAGTTGTTAATAAACTACGTGGTATATTGAAAGTAGTTGCTGTCAAATCTCCAGGTTTCGGTGACAGACGTAAAGCTCTATTAGAAGATATTGCAGCTTTAACTGGTGGTGCAGTAATTTCTGAAGAATTGAATATGAAATTAGAAGACACCAAACTTGCTCAACTAGGTCAAGCTAAACGTGTTGAAATTGCTAAAGAGAATACTATCATCATTGATGGTCTTGGCACTCCTGAGGCTATGAAGTCACGTGTTGATTTGATTAAATCACAAGCTGATGCAGCTACATCTGATTATGACCGTGAGAAATTCCAAGAACGATTAGCTAAACTGTCTGGTGGCGTTGCGGTAATTAAAGTTGGCGCTTCAACCGAAGTTGAAATGAAAGAGAAGAAAGACCGAGTAGAAGATGCTCTACATGCCACACGTGCTGCGGTAGAAGAGGGTATCGTTCCAGGTGGTGGTGTGGCCTTAATTAGAACACGTGCTGCAATTCAAACCTTACAAAGTCTGGTAACAAACCGTGACCAACTAGTTGGTATCTCTATTGTATTATCTGCAATCGAAGAACCATTAATTCAAATTGCTAAAAATGCTAATGCTCAATATCAGGTTGTAATTAACAACATCTTATCCAATGAGGGTACTTATGGTTATAATGCCGCTACAGAAGAATATGGCGATATGTTAGAAATGGGTGTTATTGACCCAACTAAGGTTACTCGTACCGCCTTACAAAATGCAGCCTCTGTTGCTGGTTTAATGTTAACCACAGAATGTATGATTGCTGAAGAAATGTCAGACGAACCTGGCATGCCCCCAATGGCAAGCATGAATGGGATGATGTAATATGAAAGTGGGATTTCAATGTAGTACGTTTGATTTGTTTCATGCAGGACATGTCACAATGCTTAAGGAAGAAAAAAGACATTGTGATTACCTAATTGTGGCAATTCAAACGGATCCCACACTTGACCGTCCTGGTAAGAAAAATAAACCAGTGCAATCAATGTATGAAAGATATGCTCAAGTCGTGGCTTGTAAATATGTAGATGAAGTTTTAGTTTATTCTACCGAAGAAGATTTGTTGAATTTAATCAAAACTCAACATATAGACATCCGATTTTTAGGTGATGAATATAAAACTAAAGATTTCACAGGCAAACAATGGTGCCTTGACAACGGAGTGGAATTACATTACCATTTACGAGGGCATCCGTATAGCAGCTCTGGTTTACGTTATAAAACATACTTAGCAGAACAGGAAAGAATTGATGGAGTTCACAAAAG